TCTTCTGAGCGTTCATTTGAAGAAGAAACCAAGCTGTCTGGCTTCTCAGCAGCTCCGGTGAAAAACGAAGGCCAAGCCATTGCGTACGATAATGCGCAAGAAGCTTGGACTGCCCGCTACAACCACGAAACTATTGCTCTGGGTTTCAGCCTGACGGAAGAAGCTATCGAGGACAACCTCTATGACTCTCTGTCTAAGCGCTACACCAAGGCTCTAGCTCGTGCTATGGCTTACACGAAGCAAGTTAAAGGCGCTTCTACTCTGAATAATGCCTTTGCTCCTTCGGGCTACAACGGTGGTGATGGTGTATCTCTTTGTAGTACAGCACACCCTCTCGTTGGTGGTGGTACCAACAGCAACACTTTCTCAACTCAAGCCGACCTTAACGAGACTTCTTTGGAAGCCGCCGTAATTCAGATCGCTGGTTGGACTGACGAACGTAGTTTGTTGATCGCTGCTAAACCACGTAAGTTGATTGTTCCACCATCATTACAGTTCGTTGCAACTCGTTTGCTTGAAACTGAATTGCGTGTTGGTACAAATGACAACGACATCAACGCATTGAAAAACAACGGTTCAATCCCAGAAGGTTATGCAATTAACCACTTCTTGACCGACACAAATGCTTGGTTCTTGACAACTGACGTACCTAACGGTATGAAGCACTTCGAACGTGTTCCACTCCAGAACTCTATGGACGGCGACTTTGATACTGGTAACGTACGTTACAAGTCTCGTGAGCGTTATTCATTCGGCTGGTCTGATCCACTCGGAATGTACGGTTCTGCTGGCGCTTAATAAGCCCCAGAGTAGTAGAAGCCCCGCCCTAAAAAGCGGGGTTTTTTATTTGTGCGAGTAGCGCATCAAAAGAAAGCTGGTCTTTGTCCTCTAAAAACTCTATAGTAAATAGGTAACGAGGCTCCCCAAAATTAATAACTGTATGGCTTGTTTGGGTATTAAAAAGAAAATATCTGTTTGGGGCATAGCAAAGTTCTTCAAAGCCAAACTGAACTCCTTCACCTTTTGCAAATAGGCAATGGCTAACCCCCTCGTAATTTAGAAGCATATTTACCCCTACTCCCCTACGAGTATCTACATGCCAGTCGTAGCAGACATTAGGATCTAATTTGACGATTCCAGCCATAAATGGGTGGATACGGTGCAAACGTACCAAAAATGGGTCTTTTGAAATTATTTCATCAGGTACTTGCACTGCTTTGAAGTTGTAATAATCCTGCCAGTTTTGGTTGTTAATAGTGAATGCCAAAAGATCTTTGGCGATTACTGACTTCATTGGTACCTGGAAATAGTTCATTTAACTATTTTACGCAAAAACATCTTGCACTATCCCAAAATAGTAGTAAGATTACTGAAACTGGGTGAACCGCCTATCAAACTGCCCCAGCAGACGCTTACACGATTGATAGGTTGATCTTTGTAAGAAGGACAATTTGTCATGACAACAGCAACAACATCGAGCGTTTGGCGCTCAACAGGTGGCGACCAGACTCGTACTGCAGCCGCTGGTTCAATGGTAATGAGCCAACCTTTCTTTATTGCTAACGTAGGTGCAGCAACATCTAACGTAGTGGTATCTTCAACTTTATCTAACTCTGCAGTTATCCTCCCAGCAGGTGCAGTTGTTCAGAGCGTTACTCTTAGCTATGCTAACGGTACAGGCAACTTAGACTTAGGGTTTACCCCACTAGTCGGCGTAGGTCCTGGTCAAACAACTACTTTAGGTACAAACGTACCAACAGGTTTGTTGGTAGCTAAAGCCTCTTCAGCTCGTTCTGTAACTGTTACTGGCGCAGCTGGTGGCGGTGCTTCATTGGGTAACGTAGCTAATGCAACTAACTTAGTTGTACTTACTTCTGCTGCTAATGGCTCTGCTTCTGGTAACTGCTCAGGTTTCATTACCTATTTCGTAGCTGATTCTGGTGCTCAAGCTGTTTAATTAATCTAGGGGGATTCGTCCCCCACTTAAATCTTTAGGAGATTAATTATGACAATGCAATATGACGTAAAAACGGCTAAGATACAAGGCTCAGGCCTTATGTTTGCTGGTAGAGTTCGATTAAAGCAAGGCACTGTTATTGGAAGTGGTACTGCTGGATATATTGATTTTTTTGATACTGTATCCGCTCCAGTAGCCGCTACTTATGGTCGTTCTGGTACAACTGTTACTGTAACTTCTACAGCTCATGGTCTGTCCACAGGTAATCGTGTTGGTATCGCTTATATTGCTGCTGGTGGCGTAGCCCCTGTTTCTGGTAACTACACTATTACTAGGACTGGTGCAGATACATTTACCATTACCGACTTAAACAGCGGAACTATTGCTGGTGGCACAGTATGTAATTATGTAGCTACAAATAATGCTCGTTGGTTAATGGGTATTAATACGGGCACAAACTTACAACCATTTCAGTTGTTAATTCCAGGTGAAGGTATTTTGTGTGAGCAGGGCGTATATGCTAACTCATCAAACATTACTTCTACTCAAATTACTTATGGCTAAGAAAACTCCTTCTCTCGCAGTTGGACGTGGCGAAAAGCTCCCAGTATCGAAAGGTGCTGGGCTTACCGCTAAAGGTCGTGCTAAGTACAATGCCGCTACAGGATCTAATCTAAAGGCTCCGCAGCCTGAAGGTGGTCCTCGTAAGAAGTCATTCTGTGCACGTATGTCAGGCATGCCTGGTCCTATGAAAGATGAAAAGGGTCGCCCTACTCGTAAGGCAGCTAGTTTAAAAAGATGGAAGTGTGGTACTAAATGAGTGAAGACTTAGATACCGCACGTGAACTAGCTACCCACGCAAGTGATATTAAGCACTTGCAGGAAGATATGGATAAGTTAGTCAGAGATATGGATGAGATTAAAAAATCTTTATACGAGATTAATAAGACCCTTTCTGAAGCTAAAGGTGGTTGGAAAGCCCTACTCTGGGCTGGTGGTGCTGTTAGTGCTGCTACTGGTATTCTTGGTTTCATAATGGGACATTGGGGTAAATAATGCCTAGCACATCAAAAAAACAACGTAATTTTATGGCTGCCGCAGCCCATAATCCTGCCTTTGCAAAGAAGGTAGGTATTCCTGTATCTGTGGCTAAAGAATTTAACCAAGCCGATAAAGGCAAAAAATTTGGGAGTGGTGGTATGGCTACTAAGAAGATGGAACACGCTGAAAAGTCCGAGATGAAAATGGACTTGGCTCAGGACAAAAAGATGATTAAAAAGGCTTTTGCTATGCACGACAAGCAAGAGCATAAAGGTGATCGCACTGATTTAACTAAGCTCAAAAAGGGCGGGAAGGCATGTATGGCTACTGGTGGACGTATCGCTTCTAAAGGTGAACACGCTGTTCAAAAACAATCTAAACGTGGTGCTGAGATTGTTAAAATGGCTAAGGGTGGCTTAGCTGCTGGTCATAAGTCTGCTAATGGTATCGCTAAAAAAGGCTTGACCAAAGGCACAATGATCTCTATGTGTGGCGGTGGCTACATGAAAAAAGGTAAGTAATCATGGGCATCCTAGAAAACATCATCGGTAGTAAAGAGCAGAATGAAACTGCTCAGAAGAACCTAGATAAACAAGCTAGAGAAGGTTCTAAACTTGCTAAGTTTTTAGGGGGTAATCCCATTGCCGAAGAAGCAACTCCAGGTCCAAAAGGCTTTAAGATGGATATGGATAATCCAAAATCTCGTGAACAACAAAAAGCTGACCACGAGCGTAGCTTTAAGATGGATATGGATAGTCCAAAAAGCCGTGATGTTCAAAAGGCTGACTACATGCGTGGTATGAAAAAGGGTGGAGTAGTACGTAAGTCTGCTTCTGCTCGTGCTGATGGCTGCTGCATAAGAGGTAAGACACGTGCCTGATCCTATCAAGGCTATGGAGATGATGAACCAGTTAAATCTGGACTACGGTGGCGATATGCCAGCCGTAAATCGTCGTCCCTATAACAATGATGAGGAAACAGCTCGTAAGTTCCAGCAAAAAATGGAAGATGCAATTACTGAGCGGGAAGCACAGAAAAACCTACGTAAGATTGAAACCAATAAGGCTAAGTTTGACGTAGGGCAGATGGCAGATCAAGCTAGAGCCGAAAGAGCTGCAGCTAATGAATATACCAAGAGCTTCTCTGGTAATACTCGTGGCGGTGGTGGAGGAGGCAGTGGTGGTATGGGCACAGGTAAGATGAACCGTGACATATCTAAACTTATGAAAAAAGGCGGTAAGGTATCTTCCGCTTCTAAACGTGCAGATGGTTGCTGTATTAAAGGTAAAACCAAAGGAAGAATGGTATGAGACCAAGCCGTGGAATGGGCGCAATAATGCCTTCTAAAATGGGTAAACCCAAGATTAAAGAACGTCGTGACAATACTGACTTTACGCAATATGCGGAAGGTGGAAAGGTAGGACTGTATGAAAACATTCATAAAAAACGTGCTCGCATGGCTGCTGGGTCAGGAGAAAAAATGCGAAAGCCAGGTAGTAAAGGTGCCCCGACCAAAGCGGACTTCATCAAGTCAGCCAAAACAGCCAAGAAAGGTAAGTAATCATGGCGGAAAAGTGGATACAAAAAGCGATCAAAAAACCAGGAGCACTCCGAGCAAAGCTGGGAGCAAAACCAGGAAAGCCGATCCCAGCAAAAAAGTTAGCGTCAGCAGCAAAAAAGCCAGGTAAACTAGGCCAACGTGCACGTTTAGCACAGACTCTTAAAGGACTCAAAAAATGAGTACCACAGGTTTAACGACCTTTAACCTCGATATGAACGACCTCGTAGAAGAGGCGTTTGAGCGTTGTGGCAAAGAGCTGCGCTCTGGATATGACTTCCGTACAGCACGTCGCTCCGTTAACATTATGACGATTGAGTGGGCTAATAAAGGTATTAACCTGTGGACAGTTGAGCAAGGTCAGATTCTGATGAATACTGGGCAAGCTATTTATCCTGTGCCTGTGGATACTATTGACCTCTTAGATACCGTTGTTCGTACTAATAATGGTCAAGGTAATAACCAGATTGACATCAACATTAGCCGTATTTCTGAGTCTACTTATTTAACGATTCCTAATAAGAATGCTAATGGTCGCCCTATTCAAGTTTGGTACAACCGCCAATCAGGTAACGTTGCAAGCATTCCACAAACAGCTTTAGCTGCTGATATTAATGCTACGGACACAACTATTACCTTAGCTGATGTTTCTCAGTTACCTACTCAGGGGTTCATTAATATTGTTACCGCTGGTGTAACCGAAACTATCGGGTACCAGAATATTGTTGGTAATCAGATTTTAAATGCTTGGCGTGGTCAGAATGGCACAACCGCTATCCCCCACGTTACTACAGACTCTGTATACGTAAATAACTTACCTTGTATCAACGTTTGGCCCACCCCTAATTCCCCTGGCAACCAATACACATTTGTGTACTACCGTATGCGCCGTATGCAAGACGCTGGTAACGGTACTGCTACAGAGGACATTCCATTCCGCTTTATCCCTGCCATGGCAGCTGGATTAGCGTATCACATTGGGTGCAAGCTACCAGACGTGGATATGAACCGCACAATGGCTTTAAAACAGATTTATGATGAACAGTTCCAACTTGCTGCAGATGAAGATAGGGAGATGGTTCCAGTACGGTTTGTGCCTCGTAACTCGTTTTATTACAGGTAATCATGCCGAATAGATTTGCATCAGGTAAGTATGCGATTGCAGAGTGCGATAGATGCGCTCAGCGGTACAAACTTAAGGAACTGAGGATACAGATATTAAAGACTAAGCCGTATAGGATTAAGGTTTGTGATACTTGTTGGGACCCAGATCAACCACAGTTGTCGTTAGGTCTCTACCCAGTAAATGACCCACAAGCTGTACGTGAGCCAAGACCTGACGTATCCTATCTGCAGTCTGGTAATAATGGATTACAAACATCTATAACAGGTGGCACCACAATAGAAGGGTTTGGTGAACCTGAGATGGGAAGTAGAGTTTTTCAGTGGGGCTGGAATCCTGTGGGTGGTGGGTCAAATTGGCCTCAAACACCAAATGACTTGGTTTCTGGTGTAGTTTTAGGTACAGTTACAGTTACAACAACTTAAGGAGTAATCATGGGATTCAGAGCAGCCGCAAATGGCATTGAGAAAAAAGGTAAAACTAAGGGTAAAAACCTTGGTGATTCAGGCCCAACAGTGGGTATTGAGACTGGCAAAGGCAAAAAAGGTGCAAGCTGCGCTACTTCATTAGAGATGAAGAAGTTTGGTCGCAACCTAGCTAAAGCTAAAAACCAAGGATATTAATCATGGCTACTAAACAAAAATTCCCGCCTACAGAAACCAAAAATGCTTTTGGTGCTCATGGGCATGCTAGAGACAATGGTCCTGCTAGTGAATATACTGGCTTTAAGTACCCTACAGGTGGTGGTAACGACATTGGTGTGTACAAGCAGCCTATGCCGAACCCAGTTGCAGCCGCCAAAGATGTAACCGATAAGAGTGGCAACCCAATGGATACATTCAATATCGCTGTTGCTGGCACTAATAAAGGTAATTACGCTGCTCCTAATAAGAACGGTGAAAAGACCATGCGTGGTTACGGTGCTGCTACTAAGGGCATCAAAACTCGTGGTCCAATGGCTTAAGGGTAAACCCGAATGAATTTCGCTCAACTATCCGAAGCAATACAAAGTTATGTTGAAACTACGGAACAGCTATTCGTAGATAACATTCCAAACTTTGTTCAAATTGCAGAAGAGCGTATTTACAATGCTGTTCAGATTCCAGCTATTCGTAAGAATGTGATTGGAAACTTTACTGCGGGCGACCACTATTTAGCTTTGCCACAAGACTATCTAGCTTCCTTTTCCCTAGCGGTGATTGATGCTAACGGTAACTACGAATATTTGCTTGATAAAGACGTTAACTTTATTCGCCAAGTTTATCCAAATGCTACTACTGATACAGGTGTACCCCGTTACTACGCTCAGTTTAGCCCGTACACATACATCATCGGACCGACTCCAAACGATAGCTATCAGACTGAACTGCACTATTACTATTACCCAGTAACGATTGTGCAAGGTTCTATTGCTAACTTTGGAACTATTACTGGTGGTTCTGGGTATACAAACGGTATATATGAAAATGTAGCGTTGACAGGTGGAGAAGGAAGCGCAGCCGCAGCAAATATTACTGTTTCTGGTGGTGCAGTAACAAGTATTTCACTTGTTAATGGCGGTTACTTCTATAATATTAATGACATACTAAGTGCTAGTGTGTCATCATTAGGTGGTACAGGATCTGGGTTCTCAGTACCTGTAAGTGCAATACAAAATACAACAGGCACTTCATGGCTTGGTGATAATTTTGAAAGTGTTTTGTTGTATGGTTCGTTACGTGAAGCCGTTATCTTCCAAAAAGGTGAGCAAGATATGGTTAACTACTACGAGCAGAAGTACCAAGAATCCTTAGCATTGCTCAAAGAGTTGGGCGATGGTAAAGATAGAAGAAGTGCCTATAGGGACGGACAGCTTAAGTTGCCTGTACCTGGGCCTGTTAGATAATTTTTTAGGAGTTAAAAATGGCAATTACCCAAGGAATGGCTACATCGTTTAAAGTTCAACTTTTGAACGGTGCCCAAAATTTTTCATCCAATACTTTTAAAATCGCTTTGTATACAAGCACTGCGACTTTAGGCGAAAGTACTACTGTTTACACTACATCTGGTGAAGTTCCATCTACTGGCAACTACACTGCTGGTGGTAATACTTTAACCGTAAACGTAACCCCAACATCGTCTGGTAACGTAGCTTATGTTTCATTTGCTAATACTACTTGGGCGAATGCAACTATTACTGCTAACGGCGCTTTGATCTACAACAACACTCAAGCTAACGCTGCTGTTGCTATCTTGGCTTTTGGTGGTGATAAGACATCTACTAACGGTAACTTTACGATTAACTTCCCAACTGCTGACGCATCTAGCGCAATTATTCGTTTGACCGCATCGTAATCAGTTATTAGGGAGGCCGTATGGCTTTAGTTCTACAAGATCGGGTTAAAGTAACCAGTAGCTCCACAGGTACTGGCACTATTACCTTGGGTAGTGCCTATACTGGGTATCGCACGTTTTCTTCGTGCGTACCTGATGGGTCTATTGTTTATTACACCATTCAGAATACATCCCCTGGCTTTGAAAGCGAGTGGGAAGTAGGATATGGTACGTACACCCTTTCTTCGAACCAACTAAGCCGAGATAACGTTTATTCGTCATCTAATGCTAATGCTTTAGTTCCATTTAGCGCTGGCACTACAGGTCTTCAAGTATTTATTACTTACCCATCAGAACAGGCTATTTACCAAGATACGGATAACAATACTTTCTTTAGAGAAGGCATTATTTCTGTAGTAGGTGCTAACGCTACCGCCCCTACATTCCCAACAACGGTTTCTAGCTTTGTATCTAATGTACCTAACTATTCTCAGTTAGTTGTACAAAACCAAAGCAGTGACGCTAATGCTTCAGCTGACGTAGTTGCGTATAACAACTTGGGCGATGGGCAGTCATACTTCATTGATATGGGTATTGATAGCTCAAACTATAATTCTGGTGACTACCCAATATTCCAAGCAAATGACGGCTATATTTTTACTGGCGGTAATATTGCTGGTACTGGAGCCGCTGCCGATATATCTCGTTTGATGATTGGTACAAGTACTGCTAACAGTAACGTGGTTATTTTTGGTGGTAGTGTAAATTCTGGCGCTGAGATTGCTACTTTTGTAGCCTCAACCAAAAACGTAGGTTTTGCAAACGCAATCAGCGTAACAAATAATGTAAATGCAAATAATGCAATTTTTACAAACTTTGCTTATGCAAGTGGTAACTTATCTAACGCTTCAAATACTAGCGTTTTAGTAACTCAGGCTTATGTAGATGCTGCCGTAGCTACTGGATTTACTGTACATACCCCTGTTTCTTATGCGACTACAGTTGACTTAGGTTCTGTTACCTATAACAACGGTACTTTAGGTGCAGGTGCAACTCTTACTAATGCTGGCACTCAAGCAGCTTTAGTTATTGACGGACATACTTTTACTGGCACTGACGTATCAAACAATGTACGTGTATTAGTTAAGAACGAATCTAACGCTGCGTATAACGGTGCTTATACGGTTACTAACCAGGGTTCTGGTTCTACAAACTGGGTCTTAACCCGTGCTACTGACTTTGACGTAGCTGGCGCTGGTGAAATTGCTAATAACGCATATTTCTATGTAAGTTCTGGCTCTACAAATATCGGTACTTCTTGGGTACTTTCGCAGTTAGCTGCAATTACTGTAGGTTCAACTGCATTACCGTTTGTTAATTTTGCAAGCCAAGTTACCTATAGCGGTGGTCAAAATATTCAAGTAAGTGGACAAACAATTTCTTTAACAGGTATTGTTCCTATTGCTAATGGTGGTACGAATCTTTCTACTTATACCGCTGGCGATACCCTTTATGCTAATGCAACCAATACGCTTACTAAATTATCTATTGGCTCTACAAATAGTGTTTTAGTATCTGATGGTACTAAGCCTAACTGGGGTACTGTAGCTTTAGGTTCTTCTAATGCGGTTTCTGGTACTTTAGGCGCAACTAATGGTGGTACTGGGCAGTCTACATACACTACTGGCGATATTATTTACGCTAGTGCAACCAATACACTATCTAAATTAGCTGGTCAAACAACTACTACTCAGAAGTTTTTAGGTCAAACTGGTGATGGAGTTAACTCTGCAGCTCCTGTTTGGAGTACTGTTCCAGCTGCAAGTGTTACTGGATTAGCCCCATCTGCTACGACCGATACTTCAAATGCTACCAACATTACTTCTGGTACTTTACCTTCTGGACGTTTAACTGGCTCTTATACAGGCGTTACTGGAGTTGGTACTCTTACAGCAGGTACTTGGAATGCTAACGTAATTACTGCAACTTATGGCGGTACGGGTGTGGCTGGTACTTTGACAGGTATTGGTTATATGAATGGTGCTAGCGCACATACCGCTGCTACCGCCGCTCAAGTTGTTGCTGTTATTGGTTCTACAGCCGTTGCTAATGCAACCTATGCGGTAAGTTCAAATACTTCTAGCTACACATCTAATATTCTTGGTGGCGCAGCTGGTTCTATCCCTTACCAAACAGGTCTAAATACAACCGCATTATTAGCTACTGGTTCTGGTGTTTTGGTTGGTGGAGCAACCCCATCTTTCTCAACTGCACCTAGCCTAACAGGTACAAACTTTACTAGTATCCCTAACGCTGCTTTAACTAACAGTTCTATTACTGTTAACAGCACGGGTATTGCTTTAGGTGGTTCTGCGACGATTACTGCTGCTAACCCTAATGCTTTAACGATTGGTACTGGACTGTCAGGTACTTCATATACTGGGGCTTCCGCAGTAACTATTGCGATTGCTAATACAACCGTATCTGCTGGTTCTTATACTTATGCAAGTATTACTGTGGATGCCCAAGGACGTTTGACAGCTGCTTCTAGCGGCGCTTCTCCAAGTGCATTCCCATCTGGTACTTTGATGTTGTTCCAGCAAACTGCAGCTCCTACAGCTTGGACTAAGCAAACAACACACGATAACAAAGCATTACGTGTTGTTAGTGGTACAGCAAGTTCTGGTGGTTCTGTAGCGTTTACTACTGCCTTTGCAAGCCAAGCAGTTAGTGGTTCTGTAAGCACAAGTATTACAGGTATTTCTGGTTCCGCAGGTGCATATACATTGCAGATTGCGGATATGCCTTCACACAACCACGGCGGTTACGTAGGTAACGGTACTGGTGGACACCCTGGTGGTGGCGCACCTAACCCAGAGGGCAACCAGATTATGCCTTACACTGGCGGTAGCGGATCACACAGCCACGCATTTAGCTTCTCTAGTGGTTCTGCGTCTTCATCATTTAGTGGTACTGCGATAAACTTAGCGGTTCAATACGTTGACCTTATTATTGCGAGCAAAGATTAATGGAATTTACAGCTGAAGCAAACTGCCCCTTAGACGGCTTTAAACCATGCCGAAAGTTAAGTTGTGCGTGGTTTATGAAAGTTCAAGGAACAAACCCTAATACTGGTAAAGAAATTGAAGACTGGGGCTGCGCTATGGCGTGGCTTCCAGTTTTAATGATTGAAAATAGCCAGCAACAAAGGCAAACTGGAGCTGCGGTAGAGAGCTTTAGAAATGAGATGGTTAAGAATAATGAAGTAGGGCAGCGGGTTTTATTAGCTGCTGCTGGCATACCTGTTCAAGCGCAAAACATGATGTTGGAGACCAAAGAATGAGATTATCTATTGTTGTAGCTGATAGCCTAGCCACTATAGATGGTATAACTTGTCCTGGGTTAGACTTATCTTTTATACCTGCAGACGTGCATGCCCTTCAATGGTATGACACACTTGGGGAAATTGAATTTAAACGTCAAATTGTTGACGGCAAATTTTTTCATCCAGAAAACCAGGTTGTTAACACACTTCCTGATTGGGCAACGCAAACTATTACTTTATGGGAAGCCGCAAAAGCTGCTGCTGATTTAGCTAGA